TATTGGTGTATTTGGTACCACTTTTTTACCACCATTACCACTTAAAACATCTATGGCAAATTTCAAATTACCAGTGCCACCACATTCATGAATATACGAAAAATTTTCACATAATACTTTCAAACCGTCAGGTGTAAACCTCCAATAGTCATTAGGCACTCCATGAATATAAAATAATAGAGCTGATGTTAAAATAGCTAATCCACCAGGTTTTAAAACCCGTCTGACTTCTTCAACAGCTATCCACGGCTTTCTAACATGTTCTAAAACTTGGTCTGCTATAACATATTCAAATTCATTATCATCATATGGCATATCCATAATATCAACATCTGGATAAGTAGGTGCTAATATTTCACATTTAGCTGGTAACATATCTACAATAGCAGTATTCTTAATAATAACTGACGCATCACCTTTACCTTTTAGAGAATCCCCAATTAATAAACATTTACCTTTGGTAAGGTCTAGTTTATTAATCGCGTTTTCAATAGCAGTGTACATAGCATATCTAGAAAATTTATATCTTTTACTTCCCATAGTTCTTACTCCATCTTATAGCATCCCATTTAATTATTGGTATAGTTATTTTAGCAACTAATTCATTATGCCGTTCTTGTGGTAGTTTTATTTTTGACCAATGCCATTCTATCCATAACTCATTAATATAATCAAACGTACCATCATCCATCATCTTTGGAATAACATAGTATTCAGCACCTTCTATATCCATTTTTAATATTATAAAATCATCCTTAGAAAGCGTTGTTCTGACCCAATTAGAAAAATCTATTGTATCTACTATTAAAGGATTATCTTTATTTAAATCTCCAGATCTCTTTTTCTTTATTAAAGTACCACTATATCTATTTTTATCAAAATCTCTATAAAATTCTTTTTTACCATCCTCTATCCATACAGCTTTATTTATAAAAGTAAGATTCGGAATATCATTAAAATTATATTTAAAATCAGGGTCTACTTCAAAACTATAAATATGATACTCACAGTTAGTATCTACTTGAGTTCTAAACTTTAGCACAGAACACCCATCATTAGCACCAGCATCTATAAATATTTTACCCATTATATATTTCCTTACCTATTTTTAAATATTTCTTAAATTCCTTTTGAAATTTTTCATTATTAAAATGCTGCTTCTTACAATGCCACATAATTGAAGAATCAGCAAATGCATTGGGTCTATCTGAGCCACCTAGATCGTTATATTTAACATCCATTTTAACTAATTCTATTTTATCTTTAAACTCTTTATATGTTTTATAAAGTTCTAATTGACCCATGCCCCACTTAGCGTTTTTTTCAAGACGTTCATACCATCTATTCAAAAATTCCAACATCGGTTTAGAATTACCCATACTAAATATACCAGCATTAAATTTAACTTTATCTGGTTTATCATCACCTCTATATAGTATTTTCAACTGAGTAGGTTTAACATAACTAAAGTCATATAAATCACCACGTATAATAACATCAGTGTCGATCCAACTCGCATATCTTAAACTATATTGTTCAAACCATGACCTGATAAGATCTATACGTAATAGTATAAATCCTATACCACGTTCATCTATCCTATCTATTGTAGTATTATGGAAAAAATAATTTGGAAACACTTTTTCTAATCTACACTTTACACCATCAGGATAATCAACCAGTTGGATATATGCTTTTTGTCGTGGTGAATTCATTTGTAACGATGCCAAAAATACCAGTAATTGATTAAAATAAAATTCGTCCGGGGTAGAAATAGTTATAATCATATATTATTCTCCAATAATTCTACAAGTTTTTTCATATTAGTTTCACGTGATCCTATGTTTTCCTTAATATATTTCTGCATTCTGACAACCAGTTTCCAATTAGGGTTTTTAATAAGCTCGGCTGCATGATTAATATCTTTCCTATCATAAACCATCGCTGTATTTTCATTAAATGCGTAATCATATATCATTCCATTTAATGGTTCATCAGCACATACAACTAAACACCCACATAAATTTGCTTCAATAGGAACATTGTGTAACCCTTCACTTTCAGTTGGCGCAAACCAAATATCACACGAACTATAAGCAGTACATAACTCATCATGGTCAACATTAACCCATGATCTCTTCAAAAAATTATCTGGAGGCTCCGCACTACCAATACTAATATACTCATAACCATCCTCACCAAGTAACGCATGTAGTTTAACAAAATCCTGCCAACGCTTACGTGGCTGTTTAGTATAAAGACATCCTATTCTAATTACACCATCTTTACGTAATGCTCTATTTTCCCACCAATCAAAATCAACACCTTGATAAATAACATCAGAATCAGCACCATATACAGATAATAATTGTTTTAACCCATTAGAATTTACAATATTTCTAACTGTATCATCCAAATATACAGCTTTTAGATAGTCCTCTGAATTACTCCAATCTTCATGAGCTCTCCACCAAGCAGCCTTTATAGGTGCTTTACTACGTGCTGTTATATTATAATCAACGGCTGCAACATTTATTAATATATCAATATCATTTGAAAAATATGTAACTGGTGCTATATGATCAAACCAATTAAAATTATCAACTGACGCTATTACATCAACTTTATATCCAATTTCACGAAGTACCTCAGCTGATTTCAAAATAGTTCTACTACCACCATTAGGTCCTAAACCACTTCTAAATGCATTAAAAGCTATTTTTATATCTGTCATATATTTTACCCCTTATAAATTGTGCTGCGTATACCAACGATAAATTATTTTTATAGTATAACCCAGGTTTATAATTACTTAAATTATCAAGCACAAATCGTATTTTTGTCCAAAACTCATCTATCGTAGCCAATTCACCTGTTACACCAGAAACTATATATTTATTACTCCAAAACCGTACTCGATCAAGTACAACTATTGGTATATTACAAGCAAGCATTTCGGAAATTACCCTAGGACATGAATCAATTTTATTTTGTACTGCTACAATACCAACTTTACATTTAGCTATATTCTTAGCCATCTCTGGCCTTAGCACTCTATAAGAAACAACGTTTGATGGATATTTATATCTATTATTTCTATTACCTAGATTTAACAATTTTATATCGTTCGGAACAGTACTATATACAAATTTATGGCCCTTAAAAGCTTGGGCCGCATTAGCTGGAAAACAAACATCATATTCTTTCTTAACATGTGGCATTGGATAAAATATATTATCAGCTGCTGGTTTAATAAATAATGTTGTTAATGCTTTAGGAAATTTTTTTCTACATTCACGTACTTGTTCTGGTGAATCCTGCAAAATAATATCATAATCATAAAAACCAGGTTGCGGTAAAAACCTGCTACCAGCTCCATAATAAATTTTTATTGCATTAGGAAATCTTCGTAGAACCACATGATATTCTGGAAATCCCCCACGACAAAATATTATATCAGGAATAAAATGTGTTTCATATTGATCATAATTTGGTACCCAACGCTCTATAAAATTTGCTGTAAATTTTTTTTCTCGTACCCCGCCCCAATACCATAATTCACCTTCATCATCAGGATTTAACATAGCATAAAATAATTGTGTCCACATATCATCCACTTCATCCAGCTTATCAAATACTATCTCCTGTGGATTACGATCAGTAGGTACTTGCCCTCTTAACATTAAAAATTTCATCAATTAACCTCACTATTTTATTATGACATTATTATATAAGAAATATCATATATCAAACTTCAAATGATTCTTCCATTCTTCATGTATTCGAAGATCGTCCTTACCTTGATGATCTGTAAATAAAAAACAATCTAACTTATTCCACAATGACCAATAAAGTAATACGCTATTAAAACCAACAAAATATTTACATTCAGATATTTTTTCTAACGCTGAAATAAAATCTATTTTCCCACAATAATTTGTTCCGTATTCAGCATGAAATTCTGTATCAGTACCAAACCATAATATTTTATTTATATCATAATTCTCATAAACATATTCAATTATTGGCTTATACTTATAACTTCTTTTACCACCAGAATTAATTTGTACTGCAACACAATCTGTCTTAGTTTTAGGCATATTTCTATAAGGATGCGTGTACCCCTCATCTTTACAAGGCTCCCAATGATAATATCTTTTTGGTATGTCTATATATCCTTTAGAAAACACATTAAAACATTTATCAAACTGGTCATTATTTATATACCACCATTTTTTTATATCGTCTACTACACGACCAACCGCAGGTATACCCAAATACGCTAATAAATCCATTGATAAATTTAGCCTATATTTAGAGGTGTCTATATGTACATACACATATTCATTTGGGTATTCCATCAATTTTAAGCTAATTATAAAACAATCTCCTACCCCGCCGAAACCTAAACATTTATCCATTTTCTAATATCTCCGATATACACTTAGTAATTAATTTAGGGTCTATATTTCTACATTCTCTGGTTGTACATGTTTTAAACCTTGGTTGGCATTGACACCATCTACATTTCAAGTCATCTCTGCATATTATTTTAGCTTTACGATGAAAACGTGCATCATAATTTTTTTCAGTAGATGTATATGTAAATACAACTAAATTTGGAACATCTAAAGCATTAGCACAATGATACATTCCACTATCATTACCTAAAAATACTTTAGCATTTTTAATTATACCTAAACTATCCAGAAGATCTAAACCGGTTCTATTTATAGTACCAGGTATATATTCATTTTTATTACCAATAGAACATATTGAAACTGTACTACCTAGTAATTTTACCACTTCATTATATTTTGAATAACTTTTTAACTGCCAATCAGCAGACCCTTTGAAGTTATAACCATTATGAATTACAACATCATAAAATTCATCGCATTTATTATAATTACATTCACCCCACCATAGCAGATCTTCCTCAGGCACACCCAAACCACGCGCAATATCTAAATAACAATCCACTTCTGACCTCGTCATACTTAAATCAGAAATTTTTGTTAAAATAGGTATAGAAAAAGTTCTTATATAGTTTTCAGTCCATTTAGTAGAAACAACACCATTATATTGTTTAATATCAATGCTACTAATTTCACTACCTATTATCCATTTGTCTACATATGGTATTATTTTAGGTATGGCAAATGTGCCAAAAGCATACCAAAAATCTATCTTAACACCCAATACTTCTTTTAAGGTACGTATGACTGGTATAGTCTGAATTACATTCCCAATACCTTCCCCGGTACAAAAAAGTATTTTATTTAACATACAGTTTACCATCCCAATCATCCAATCTTGGCGAAAACATTTCGTAATCATCATATTGTTTTGACATAGTTAAATCATATAATTTATTATTTTTTATAGCAGATCTTAGTAATGACACACGCTCCTTAAAATTTTTACCCGGTATATTTCCAGGCCTATTTTTTCCATAAACACCAATATGTACTGTTCTAGTTGCAACAGGCCTTAAAGTATATTTACCTTCTTCTATTAATGCCACATCAACTAAGCGGTTTATTAAACCAGCTTGCTCATTATGTGCGTGCATTAAATTCCCACGATATTTAAATCTTTTATCATTTCCATATTTAAGCCCTAATGCAGTTACAAACTTATCTCTAGTATTAAAATTTTTATAATAAGTTGGCCCAATACAAGGCAATATATAATCATTAAAAAATTCTTTTCTAATCAAACTAGCAAAAGCTGCATACACATGATCTTTCATTACCATGTTCAGATCCGCATCAGGAGCATCAAAATTTTTACGACCTTTATTATGTATACCTTTACTATGCCCAATAATAACTGAGTATTCACTAGGATTAACTAATCCCATTAAAACATCTAAAAATTGAAAATATGTTCTATGTACAATCATATCATCTTCGATATAAATAATATAATCATCAGCATATGTAAAAGCCTCTTTCATACCTTCAAGTATATTAATTGTTAATCCAAGACGTTTCTTTCTTTTAATAATTTTTTTTGGACCAGGATACTGTTCTACTATTTCTAGTACTTTCTTATCATATCCATAATCTAACACAAAAATTGTAAGAGTATCACTCGAAAAATTATGATATTTACGTGCGTTCAACTCATACTCTATAGATAAATATAACATTTCTGGTCGATTCCAAACTGGACGCATTATTACATTCATTTCCTTCTCCTATAAAGAATTAATAGTTTTGATTAATTTTTTACCAACAATATCCCAACTAAAATTGTCAATAATATATTGTTGCAATTTTTTACCACGAGCTCGTGCTTCATCCTGATTATTATAAATAGTACGAAGTAATTTAATAGCATGACCACAGTCAGGTTCTGCCCATAATTGGTCACCATAATACCACGGCGACCATGGCATACCAAATACCGGTGTAAGTGTATAATTAGCTAAATAACTATTATCTCTCTTAGCATATTCCAATGCACCACCCCAACCAGTAATCAATATAGGGTTGCCACAAGCCCCGGCTTCAAAAGGACAATTATGCAATAAAAGACCATTACCAACAAAATTGCGTGAAGTCTCAATAGAAAAATCATACATTATATCATTATATTCAACTTTTTTTACATTTTGTACTTTTACCAATAAAAACCGATCTGAAGACCAAAACCAATTACTTCGAACATTAACTGTTTTACCAGTAAAATATTCATAATCTTTACCATATATAATAATCGTATATCTATCTAATTTATTACCACGTACAAATTTTTTATGCTTTATACCTGGACAACAACCGACACTATTAAATATAGATTTGATCTGGTAAGTTAAATCTCTCGAAGTAGTCACAAATTTATATGTGCCATCATACTCACCTATATTATAAAATATACCATTTAGCAATGCTTTCAAATGCATACCACAATTAAATAGCCAAGTAGGTATATGCTTATTATACTCTTTATTACCAAATAAATTAGAAAATAACATAGAAATTTTTTTATTCTGAACTAACAATTTATTATTTTCACGCCATTTAGATACCAACAAATAATCTGTAGACACCCCAAACAACGATTCAAAAATCTTTATTAACTTATTTATCATATAAGATTCAGATGTCGAATAATTAAATTCGACAAAACCTTTTGAATTTACCTTGCCACTAGCTAAATAAAACCCAAATAAATTTAATAAATCATCGTTAAGTCTTACCTTATCATTTACTACACCACCTATCTTTGAACGTGTTGACACAAAATCATCTATATAAATATATTCATTCAATTCTTTATCTAAACATGGCTTAGGTACAGCAATATAGTCACCAACAAAAACATATTTAGCTTTTACCCACCGTAAACTGTTTTCCATTTTTTCACTAGACCAATTACGTCGTTTCCATAAAGTCAAATCTTTAGTTACATATAATGGATGGTCCTCACTAACTATAATATCTTCATGTAATAAAGAACTTATGCGCAAACCATTTTTAACAAATCGCCTAGATACACTAGACACAGTATGAAATTTACCATCAGCTGACATAACTTTATCACCTTTACTTATTTCACTAGCTAGTTTTGCACCGGTCGGTGTAGTTATATTAGTGTCCTTTGCAACACACAACCCAAATCCTTCACCGCGATCTAAGTGAACCAAACAATCACCAGTTTTATGAATACCAAGTACTTCAGATCTATCAAGCCTATCAGCTATTAAATATATAGGTGGGTAACTGCGCATTTTTGTTACTTTTTTTAATCGTTGTATAGTAGATCTTACGGCTTCTTTTTCACTATCAGAAAAACCATTACGATATGTTTTTAAAATAAGTGCAACATTTTCATTATTTTGAAAAGCACTCCAATAAGATTTAATTAGTGCCATCGGATGTTTACGCTCAGTAAATTGAAAAATGCCATAAAATTTATAAGCATTTGGTTTAATACCAGCTACAGTATATAAATCAGCATCAATAAATTCATTTACATCAATACCATGCGGAACGACATGAACTGGAATGGATATACCTGATTTTCTAAAAATATCAGCGCCCCACTCAGAAGCTGTTATCACAGAATGCAAGCTTTGATTAGTATCATCAACCCATTCCCTAGGCACCTTATCAGTTTCCCATACAAAATAACCTATATTAGTTTTACCTACTTCAGCCTTAGTAGGAAATAAATTAGCAGTAAGATGTATAAATACAATGTTATAATCTATATTCTTATCAACCAACGGCGCCAAAATACGACTAGTTTCACCAAAATCAGATAACCCTTCTTCAAAAGATATAGAATCAATTGTTAAAGGTATACCTAATTTATGTAATGACAAAGCATACCCTCTAGCTGCTTGCCCATAACCAGACACATCAAATATAGGGCCTACATATTTAATACCACGTATCTCCATTTATAATTCCTCCGACTCAATAATTTTTTTCTTACCTAATTGGCTAACAAGTGCTTCTACATCCTCACTATGCTCTTTATCCTCTTTCTGAATTGCTTCATAAGCTTCATCAAAAACATCAACCCATCGCGGTACAATACCTCGCTGCCAATCCATCTCATTAACAATCCATTTATACGCATTTTCAGCTTTAGTACGTGCTTCATCTCTATTATTATAAATATGAACTAGAGTTTTCACCATGTCATCAACATCTACTAATGGCCGCATAACTTCATTATCATGCGGGATTACTGTCCACAAACTGGGATCACTACCACTATTAACAAGGTACCCTCTGTCCTCAGTAATAAATTCCGACATAGCTGTATTATTTGGCATAACAATTGGTACTTTAGTAGCCATGGCTTCAATCCACGATAAGCCAAAACCTTCGCCAAGCGTTGTACTTACAATGACATCACTTGAATTATATAATGCATTAACAATTTCACGGGGATAACCTTGATTAGGACCAAAATTCTGTGGAAAAATAACATCCTTAGTAATATCAAGTCCCATCTGTTTACAAACTTCTGGCAAATCCCATCCCTGATCTTTCATTGCCATATGAAGATATAAAATTGAATCCGGAACATGTTTTCTAAATTCCTTAAAAGCTTGGATAGTCCTAGGAATATCTTTACGCTGCTGATTACGATTAAGATTAGTAATAATAAATTTATCAGCTTCTGACTTAAAATACTCTTTACGAAAAGCATCTACTTCATGTTTTGGTAGTGGATAAAACTCTCTTGTATTAACTCCATGTGGTATAACTTTCATATCATCACGATCTGGCATAACCTTAAGTGCTTCATTCTTACCAAACTCTGAATACGCCACAATAATATCTGCGTCTGATATATTTTTACCCCATTTTTCTTTCAAAACAGAGTCCACTGGAAAATATAATATGGATTTGAATTTTCTAGTACTATTATATTTTATATGAGGTAATACCACTGGTAAGAAATCCATAATAAATGAATCTTGTAAAAAAAACAATAGATCAAACTGCATACGTGGAATCATACTAACAACTTTCTGTCTACCATATGGGTCCCGTTCTTTGTTTGTACCTGCTGGCCAAATACGATATGGAAAATTATGTGGGTCACCCCAATAATTGATTCCAAATATATCAATTTCATACCTACCTGTGTTATACAAACCTTCAAAAATATTTCTTGAAACAGTGCCAAATCCTGTGGCACATGTAGGCGAATCACAATATGCAAATACTCTTATTTTCTTTGTTTCGTTTTTAATTATAGACATAAAAAATACCCTCCATTAAACATCAAATTTAAATTTTAAGTCGCCGCAATCCCAAATCCTATAATAACCAGCAGACTTTCGTAATTCTTTTTCAGTAATACTCGTGTGCCGATCATACTTATCAGCACATTTACGTAAATTAAATATACCAAATCTAGTTACACCATCTTTTGTATACCAATAACTAGGTCTAGTATAACCTAAAAGTATAAAACCCAATTTATAATAAAAATCCCCAATTGACCATCTACGATCAGCATAAGAAATTACATCTTCAACATCATAATTCCTTAAAAAATACTTAAACAATTTAGAAGCAACTCCTACAACACTTAGATTTTTATCATAGCAATATCTCTTCAATTCAAAATTTTTACTAAACTTTGTATAATTCCATTTGGCTATTGGTTTTAATGAAAATGTCATTACTGCAATTAATTTATTTTCATAAAAAGCACCTAGCGCTATTTCACTAGTATCTTGACCACACAAATGATTTACATTAAGAAATCTATTTTTCATATCAGTACTTATTTCTTTAACATCACATTCTCTAGCATAAATCGGTTCCTTCTGATTCAAATTAAATATATGCTTTAAGCGGCTTTTAACAATATCTTTCTTAAACAACCATTCATCTTCAAATATAGTTATTAATCTATATCCATTTTTTATACATTTATTCAATTTAGTTAAATGATATGTAGCACCTTTACCATTGCGTTCAGAATGCCAATATAAACCACAATATTCTATAGCAATTTTTTTACTTGGTACAACAATATCCAATTCATAAGGTTCTATAATTTTTCTATCTCTATAAAAAACATCAGAAAAATATAACTCTAAAAACTTACCAATTTCATTTTCCCCATTTGAAGTATTATGCGAACAATAAGGGCATCTTACTCCTTGCTGCCAATCATTCCATCTAATACTATGCTCATGCCCATTCGGACAAATATAATCTATTTTACTAAAAGCATTTTTATAACGATTTGATCTTACAATATAATTCTCAGATTCAAATGCAAACTTAATGTCATTAAAATCTAACCTAGCTTTATCATCCCTACGTTCTTTATTACAAATAGGACAAAACATAGTTCTACGGAAAATACTCCAACGCATTTTAATTTCATGTCCATGATTACATCTAAATTTAATATAGCTTTGTGCATCATCGAATTCATTTTGACTAGTTAATAAATCATATCCTATTTCATTAATAATTCTTTTCACATCTTCAAATTTAGTTTTCAAAGAATTCAAATAGCATGACCTACATCTTACACCTTGCCTCCAATGAGACCAACTAATAAAACATTTATGACCTACTGGGCATATTAATTCTAATTTACTTTCAGAATCATCCCATTCAGTGGTTACCAATTGATAACCATCAGACTCTATACTTCGCTTAACATCTTCTATATGTATATACCTACTACAATATTTACAACGACGACCAATTTTCCATTTAGACCACGAAATTTTCCAATCGTGCCCATTAGGGCACACTACATCTAAATAGGTATGAGCATTTTTATATTCAGTAGCTACTAGCTTATAATTTTCAGCTGCCATTGTTTTTCTTATATAATCTAACATCATACAACGATCATTTCTTTTTCAAAGTTCTATAAGCCAAAAATGGTGATGTAAAATTCTTTTGAGCCGTTTCCATCACTAAAGGCCTAATCTCTGGATGCATTCTTACATATTCATCAACAGATTTTTTCCCAACAGTAACCATTTTAAGAAAATCATTTTTTGGTACATGCTTAAAAATAGTTGACGGATCATATGTAAGCTTACCATTTTGTTTAATATATAATTGCTTACCATTACCAATTAGATCAGTTTCTTCATTATTTATTTTTTGCATAATATAGGCTTTAAGTTGCTTTTCATATTCATACAAAATACGTGCTTTATTTTTTATAGTAAGGTATTCTTCAACTAATTCATCATTACTATACTCTGTTAAATCTTTCTTAAAAATACTTTTTCCTACAACCGAATTCTTATAAGCATCACAAGTATCCTTAAAATCACACCAATTACACATATCGTTAATCATAGGCTTGGCATCTTTTTCTTTTAACTTCGTCATTTCATTATAAACAGCTAATAAATATTTAGTAAAAGTTTTTCGTTCTTTAATAGTTCTGTATGTATACACCGGCTCACCGCGTAAATAATCTAAAGATAAAATAATACGCTTATATGTCGGAAATTTAATACTAGCCACCAAATCATAAATTGATAATTGAATATCAGATTTTAACTCATTTGGTGTCAAAAAGTATTTCGAAGTTTTATAATCTACAACTACCAAAGTTTCTTCATTTAACTCTAATACTTTATCCATAGCACCTATAATAGGTACACCATCAGGTGTTGTAACTTTAAACCTATCTTCAATAGTCATAATAGTACCAATATTAAAATTATCTACCCTATTCAACACCATTTCTAGTCCATCATCATAAATAGACATACTCTGAATACCTTCTCTTGCAGCCACTTTACGGTATTCATCTTTAATACGACGTATATCACTAGCTGTAAATTTACCCTTTTTCTTCCAAATATCACCGGCTTTTGCTAATGATTCATGGACCGCTATACCTAATTTAAACGAAACGTTATCTTTGCGAGGTAAATGTAAAACATAACCACACCAATACTTCCATTTGCAAGTTAAATACGCCGACATACGCGTAGCTGACATAAGTATATTTTTTACTTGTTTATCACCCATCATTCTCCCCTTATTTAATATTATATTTACGATCACAACCAATATTAGAAATATCTATATATTCTGATATTATATCTGAAAATTTAAGTATATTATTTTTTTTACCCGTCTTCAAATACCAATATTTCGTTTTATATTTAACAATTCTAAAATCTATTCCAAATTTATCTAAAAACCATTTTTGTATCAATACATTTTCATCGTAAGAAAATGCAGTGGTATCTATACCAATTACTTCAGATTGCTTTGTCGCTCTATAATAACCACTATCCCTAAACCAAATTGATACACCTAATGGACCGAGTTTATCTAAAAATGTACTACTTATTACTTTTCTATCATTATAATAAATCAATTCGACATATTTATTAAATAGCTCACAGTATACTGTTCTAAATATAGAAAACCATGCATTCTGTTTTATTTTATAAACGTCAAATAATGAATAAAACAATGATTCAAAAAATGAAGATTTATATACCAAATATTTTTTATTACATAATTTATGCTCAATTTGTAAACAATAATTATTATGTTTGTTAGATCTATATAGATCACCAACTCCAACAATAGTACCTAATAATACCTGTTCTTGATCATTAGTTAATTCCATATAATTAAGTAACCTATCTTCTTTAATAGGTATCTTCAAATTTTGCACCCATGAATATAACGTATTATACCCTACCTTCAATTTTTTAGCGATATCAACTAATGACTCATTATTATTTATGTAAGCATCCGTTAAATAATGTGTTAAATCAATATTATTAGTTTTTTCTATAGAAATCATTTTCTTTGTCTTATAAACATCCTCTGCTATAAAACTCATACCAATAATTATACTATCACAAATATCATTATGGTCAGTAAAATTTAAATGATGTAATCCAAATTTATTAATAACAAACTCAAACACCTCTTTTTTTGTCTTTAAATTAAATACAGACCTAATAAATGTCGTAGGAAGTACAAAAACGTTATTACCAAGGCGCTCATATCCAATAAATCTTAATACACCGTTTAACTGAGATAATAAACAATATGTTTTTATATTTCTTAAATAATATACATCTTCTATCAATAAAATATTAACATTGTAAATATCCATTAATTCTTTAATATTATTAGAGATGTAAATCAACCGCTGAAAATCATTTATATCTTTAGGTGTGTTTATTAAACCATAGCTTAACAATTCACCACCACTATTAATAACAGACCATCCAGTTCTACGTAATGCTGCGTCTATAGACAATATATTAGTACTATTCATAGTTATATACCAAAAATAAAAAATCATTGATCAAATTTATCAGTTTCCCAAGCAAATCCACAAACAGGACATTCATAAGAATTTTCATTTATTTTAACTGCAATTTCACCACATCGTAAACACTTATGTATTAATTCTTCCATACTATTACTATTATTAAATACTTTATCCGCGTTAGTAATTTGTTCTTCCAAAAAATTCTCTATACCACATAACATATCTGATACATTCTCAATACTAACCATACATCCATCAAGAAACCTACCATCTGCGCATCGCCATGAATACCCACAATCACATACTGCATATTCAATTTTAACATACCTACCACAGGTACATGGTATGTCTTCACAATACATAACTACACCGGTATTATTGCCACATGAAGGACACTTTCGTTTATCGCTTTCATCTGTCATATTAATTCTCCTTTATCATTTGAATTATATTACCAACAATTTCTACTTCTTCTTTACGAATAATTAATGCCATAGGAACAAAAGCTTGATCATCTTCTAGATCAGGATATTGAGATGTCGCAAATAAAACCTTAGACAAAGACGGAATAAACAGCACATGCCCGGTTTCTTCACCTACATAATCCATTATATTAAACGCGCCATCTTCTTCGCTAAACAAATTATTATCAAAATCCTTGTATTTACCTTTTCTAGGTAATGTTATACTATAATTTTCATCGAAAACTTTAAATGTATAGTTACGCGCTGGCAACATCATCATAGTAGGCGTACCTATAACTTTTTTAAAAGAATCTGTCATTACATCCTCCTTAAAATACTATGTAATTCCTCTATAGTAAGATCACCAGGATCTTTACCAGTATATGGCATAAATAAAGGAACTATATCTATTTTATTTTTCATATCATTCAAAGACCTAATGGTACCTTTAATACCAGCTTCATCACCATCAAATAACGTAATTATTTTAAAAGCATGCTTATATAGCAAATTACGTTGTCCAGATGTAATTGTACTTCCCATACAGGCTACAGCATTTTTATACCCAGCCCTGTATAAATTCCACACTGACTTAAATCCTTCTACTACTATTAAAACACGATCTTTTGACATATAATTTTTAGCTCTAAATAAATTATACAATACTTTATCCTTATCAAAATTTTCTGTTAATAAATACTTATAATTTTCATCCGCTTTACCAGTAATATCTCGAGCACTATAAGCCAACAATCTGTTATCAACATCTCTTATAGGTATAACATCTCGTTGAAATCCATATTTGTCAACATAACCACCACCAATTTCAAATAAATCTAACAACTCTTTTGAAAAACCACCATTCTCAGTCCGCTCAAAATAGTCAGACCTAAATTTACTAAAACTTTTTAAAAAAGATTCGTCTATAAGAGCTGTTGGTATTTTACGATTATCAACTAAATTAATTGCTTCCTGTCTTTCTTTTTGCCGTTGGTACGCAACATAATCAGACTCGTCATGAATATCTATACCCGTAATACTTTCCAAATATGATACTGCTTCAGCAAAACTCATATTTAACATATACTTTACTAAATCGATTATACCAAATCCAATTTCTTCATGACATTGATGTGAAAAACAAACCCATCGTTTAGTAATTTTATTCATTCTAAAAGCTGTTTTATTATCACCCCCATGTACTGCACATGGAGCTCTTACCTCTTTATCAGTTACACGAGATATCTTAAACCCTAGTAAACGAAGTAGCTGCTCAGCATCTACTGCTTCTTGTAATCGCGATAATCTATAATTAAACTCGTCTTTAGAAATATGATTTTTCATCGACCTCTTTGGTTGCTTTTTCATTTGCATTTGAGTTACACTGCTCATATCCAACTTCCTCTTTCTCATTATATTCAGGACTATCATAATCAATTATTTGACGTTTAGCTTCATGCACCAATAACATACGTTTTCTGAATGAAAAACCAATACCCTCTTGCGGTGTTTGCCCACCACGGCGACTCTCTTTTATCCACAACTTATATGTACCATAATCACTATGAAATGGAGAATATTTATCTTCGATATCTTGTAATTCTTCAGCCGTACGCCTTCTAAAAAAAGCAATTACATCTGCATATCGTAACACTCGATCACTATCTGCAATATCTTCTTGTCGATTAATTTGATTAGCCGCCAATACAGGGATATTCAATTCACCAGCCAAATCTTTTAATGCAGTAGTAACATCACCAATAATTTGATACTCTTTTTTATTTTGAAAATCAGATCCAGATGGAGCTTTAATATAATCAAACACAGCTAAACCAATATCTTCTTTATATTTATATTTTTTATAAACTGAAATTAATTTATCAACATCATAACCTGGCATAAATTCATGAAACAATTTACTACCTTTAATTAAAATTAATGCCTTCGATATCCTTTCATACTCATCATCATTATACCCACCGTGTTTAATCCTACGTTCTGGAACACCTGAAAGCATCGAAACTATTCTATCACGCCATTGTTCAAATGGCATTTCCGTATCCACATACAAAACTGGCTTACGTAAATTATACGCTACATAAGAACTTACACAAGATAAAAATGTACTTTTACCCTCTTTTGGCCTAGCACATATAACATGTAATGTACCTGGTACTAATCCATCAATTCGTTTATCAAATATTGGAAATCCACTACTAATACCACAGTACTCCACTGGATGCTTACGGCGCTCTTCTATATATTCTTCTAAACCATCAGCCAAATTCTTAGGCTCAGCGATAAATTTCGACTGCGTAGATAAACCCATAATATCCGATTCAACAGAATCCATTAAAGAATCAGATGCTGTATTTTCATCTTGCGAACTATCTTCTAACTTAAAACAGTGCTTTTTCAAACAAGTATATAATTTATACTTAGTACTTGCATCAAGTAATTTACGTATATAATATTCCAAATTACCATCACTTACATCTGTACCAATCACAGCATCAATATATTCATACCCACCTATTTGTTTTAATACCCCATCTGCTTTTGCTTCACTTATGATTAAAGTACTATCAAATGATGATACACCACGTTTAATTAACGTACCTAAAATAGTAAAAATAAGCTTATGATCATTACTAAGAAAATCATCAGTAGAAACCATAGAAGCAATTGTATAATAATTATCAGACGACTTAAAACAATATGATAACACAGCGCGTTCATATATGGCACGACAAAACATATTCTTAATAGCTTCACTCATTATTAATACCTTCGCTCTGTTCTTATCAATTTTAATTCATTTTCACGACGAGTAAGTTCGCGCTTAAAACTATTAATTAATTCTATTAAATATTTTTCTCTATTTTCAACTAATGCAAGCTCTTGTTCAGCTGATTCTATACCAAGCCAAATTTGCTGCAATTCTGGGTTAGAATCAATAACACGACGACGCTTTTCAGCTTTAGTCCTAGCTTTTATTTCAGATTTATCTACATATGAATCGATTACATTACGCTTTTGCATTAATGATACTTTAGTTTTATTTATTTGCGACCCAAAATAAATCAAAAATTGAGATAGTCCAATAATAAATTGACTTATTTTAAGTGAAGAAGTAGACTCCAAATTTCTAACATCAAATTGAAATATTTCATCCATAATATGCTCATTTCTTGGCATCTTATCCAACAAAAGTTCAGCTGATCGCTTACTTAAATAATCATTCATATTCATTAGTTAGCTTCCTCATCTTTAGTAATCTCGTCTGGTTTTACCTTTTTACCAGTACAAAGATAATCTCTAAGTATTAACTTACCATTTGCATCGAAAAATTCACAGTACTCTGAATAAAAACCAATTTGTTTGCATTCAAATGACAAATTACAATATTTTCTGTCCCCAATAATCGTACCATCGTCAAGTGGAACAAAATCTGGACAGTCTTTATCCAATATATCATCATTTTTATCTTTAATTATTATATCAACCATCAAACAACCACCCCTAATAGATACAATTAATCATTTAACACTCTACTAATCTTTTCAAGTAGCTTATGTACAGTATTTATATCCTCATCATAATTAATAATAACCAAATCAAGTTCTTTCTCTTGACAATAACATACTTTAAGATTATCACGGCGTTTTGTTTCCAAAAACCCATGCCTGTCGCCATGGAAATGACTCACATATTCACTATGTTGCCGTCCTTGTATTTCAAACACCAAATTAAAATCTTTTACATAAAAATCAAAAAATAATCTTTGTCCATTATATTTAACATAATATTCTTTTTTCACAATACTATATGGGAATGCTTGCTTTAATAGTTCATAAATCATATCAGATTGCTTACTCATTATTAAGCCCCAACATTGAAATACATTTCTCACGATATTTAGTATATAATTCAAAATCATTTCTAAATAGTTCAACTAAATTCTTTTTACCTTGTATACGATTATCATCGATCTCAAACCATGCGCCTAATTGATCTATAAAACCAAAATCAATCGATAAATTTACAACTTCAGCTACAAAATCATACCCATGCCCATATATCAAATTAATTTTAGCTGTACGCCATGGGGCAGCTAATTTATTCTTAATAACTAAAAAACTACTTTCATGACCAATAACTACACCATCCTCATTCAAAATACGAGTAGACTTAGTCTCACCACCATCAACTCGTATTCTACCAGTAGCATAAAAAGCCAATGCTTCTCCACCAGTCGGCACTCTACTATCCCCCCATTTACCAATATCATGCCTTATTTGATTAATAAAAATCAAAAGTGTATTAGTACGATTAGCAACAGGGGTAAGTTTATTACAAGCCTTACTCATCAACCTTGCCAATTGACCAATATAATTATCACCAATTTCACCTTCAGCCATACCTTTTGGTAATAAAGCCGATACACTATCAACAACTACAATATCCACTTCACCAGTTTTCATCAATTCTTCAGCTATTTGTAAATTATCATCACCTGTATATGCTTGCACAAGTTTAATTGTGTCAGCATTTACACCAACCTGCTCACCCATATTCCGTACTAATTTAGGATCAAGAGCATGCTCAGCATCTATGTACACTACCACCATAGACCTTAACAACCCTTGCATAATAACACTTAATGCCAATGTTGACTTACCACTACTATGGGGGCCAAATACTTCATATAAACGACCTCTTGCAAAACCACCAACACCAAGAGCAGCATCCAAAGACAAGCAACCAGTTGAAATAGCGTCTATAGTTAAATCCTCATGCTCACCTAAACTACTGATTATACCTTTACCATACTTCTTTTCTATCGTTTTCTCAGCAATTTTTAATAAACTAGCCTCTTTTTTTGATTTAATTTCTTTTTTCTTTTTAGCCATTATTAAACCCCCATATTTTCTAACAATGCATCTAAATTATTAATTTTTTCTTCAACATCAATTTCACAATCATTTTCTATTTCATCAGCTTTCCTGTACATTTCAGTTTCTATTTTTTCATACCGTTTTTTAGCAATAATAGTTAATGCTTTTTCTGTAATCCATGCTAATTTACCTTGACCTAAAATACCGATATCTGATATTGGATACTTGAAATTAAACTCATCCTCATAGTTAAATAAAGCGTCAATAATTTCAACACATTCTTGTATAGCCCGCTTTTCACTAGCGCCATACATTCTAGATTCAACAAATCTACTAATTATTTGCATTTCATATTTTATATTAGGCGGGTGCAATAAATGTCTGTTTGGATATTTTGAATCCAATCGCAAATAAAAATAGTCCCTTAATTGCTTTTTAGTAGTTACTTCACTATTTATATTTATTGGATCAATAACTCTATAACCAGCTCTAATTAATATATCTTTAGCCGCCTCAATCCGAACTTCATTAACAGATTTACCATTAGAAAATAAATCAGATTGGTATTCAATCATTATCGTCTCCTTAATAACATTAGTAAAGCAGTATTATCAATATTCTCTTTATCTCTAAAAATAAGTGGTCTATTATTATCAATAAAACAAATTTCTAACGTTTTACCAACAAAATTGGTTATCATTGCTAATAAATAAACACCATTAATATCAACATCTAAATTATGTTCAAATTTATAATCAAATTCATGAACCACTTCAAGCCTATCATTTTTCAATAGCATTTTATTATCATTGAACACAATAGTCAAACGATTATTATCTTCTTGATCTAAAACACCAACAACTGTTGACATACTATCTATTAAATCATATCGTGGTATTGAAATAATTTTTTCATAGGATTGTAGCGCTGGCTTATAATCAGGATATGGCTCATTCAAAACTATTCCACCAGATATATAAACATCATTGCATTTAATATAAACATCTTGGCCCTCAAACTTTATAAATACCTGAGCATTATGATCAAGCAATTGCTTCATAGCGTGTGCTACCGAAAATTTCAAAACATATTGTGATTGCTCTATATCTGCCACAATCTGCAACCGTGATTCCGCTAATTTTATTCCATTAGTTCCAGCAAATACTATTTCATCTTTATTTATTGCAATATATACACCAGCTAATGCCTCACGTATTTCACTCGGATCAACACAATGTATTATCCTATTCAACCCTTCTAACAAAATATCACTATTTATAATTAATTGTGCTTCATCAAAATCTTTAACCAACGGTAATAAACCAATATTAAATGTTTTAAATTTTAATGTCCTATAAGAAGATTTACCAGATGCCAGATATGTTTTAGTTTTAATAATACCTTCTCTGTCATCAGCCGCAATCCTAAAATTCTTTGTACCAAAACCATCACTAAGTGGTGTAAACTTACTTATATAATTACTAATATCTCGCAATTGTAATATGATTTTACCATTTTCTATCACCTCACAATCTCTTGCGGTCATAACGACATACACGCTGTCACTTGTACCATAAAATTTAACCCTATCTTCTAATACCTCAATTAATACCATACTTGTGACATCATCAGAAGCAATTTTAATTACTTGGGACATCTGTGTAACTATATGCTGTAATGTATCTACAGGGATTATAAATTCCATACCAATTCTCCTTTTTATAAATCACTTTACAAAAAATACTTAGTCTTTATTTCGTTTATTATCAATATGTTTAGCTATTGATCTTGATTTACTAAAAACTATTTCAATAACTTTATCCTTACCGACTATTTCCATCATCTGATGAACCATCAAAAATACATCAGCTGTTTCTTCAACAATTTCTCTTAAACTATTTTTACGGTTTCTTAAAAAATGATTTATCGCAACAATCAATTCAGCACATTCCTCTTGTGCTTGTCTCAACTGGGCCTCAACTCCCCAAGTTTCTATACAATTTTTATATAATTTGTCAAGTTCTTTTTGCGTCTTTTCCATGGCCATCCATCCATTCTGTTACAATAACTACACCCACACTTTGTTATATAAACTCCACAATCTAAACAATGCTCCTCTGACCATTCACAATAAGGTGTTTCACATTGACCACCATCTAAATAATTAGGACTTATATTTTTATGATTACATTTTGCTACTTTATCCCAAAATTTACTCATAGTTTAATTCCTCATACCTATAGTATAGAATAATATTTGAATTTTGCTAGTTACTATTTAACTATTTTTTAATTCCAACTACGTTTTTTGCTAATTCCCACACATGATCATATAAATGCAACCCTTTGCTATTATAAATTAATTCACCATCTTCTAACCCAGATGCTTCAGCTATATACTCTTTTAACAATTGTAACGATGCTATATTAACTGGATAGCCATTCCACAAATCATTAGATCTAAAATATATTATAAAATTTAATTTCTTATCTATAACCCTACAATCAATTATCTTTAAGCATGGTGGGTCATCTAAATTAATAGATTCAGCATCACCAATAGTCATACAGGCTTGATTAGTCCCATGATCACCATTAGAAAATATTTCTATAACTTTTTCTATTTGTTTTTCTAGATAACAACCATAAGTATATAATTCATTTGGTTGCTTATACGATGTGAATAAGTAAGGAAGATATTCCTCTAAATATTCATTAGAGGCCGGGTTTGGAACCCCGCATCCAGGTGGGCATTCAGGTAGTAAAGGCCTAGAATTAGGATATTTTATATGAATTGTAATATGATCAAACTCAAGACGTTGTTGGCCTTCGTAACTACCTCTATCTATTGTATAAACTCTACCACTATTTATTATTCGATATATAGACTGAAACCAACTATCAGGAATAGTTGTAGCCTCAATACACTCTAATTTCATATAATATAGTCCTCGATTTTAATAGAATTCAACTATATTATAGAATAAAATTCTAATTTTGCTAGATAAAATACATAAAAATAATAAATTAAGAATGGTAAGCTGGTATTATTTTTCCAATGACTAAATCGTTATATGAAGCACCGGTTTCATCATCAAGAGCAACCAAAAAATGAGATCCACTATACGTAGTTAATATTTCAAATCCACCATCACCACTTGAAGTAGTAGTACCCATATAAGATCCATTATCTCGCCTATAAGCATATAGCTTAATCCCACTGGCCGGCACATCATATAAAAAGTTCGTATGTCCAGAAAAATAATACCACCCATATGGCAATCTAACTGTATAAGGATTTGGATCAACAATATTATTAATAGCAGTATCATTTGGCCAATTTACCCCATTAACTTTGGTATAATCTACTCTAATTCTACCTTCTCCACCGTCACCACCGTTTTTTGATTTAGACGCAGCTGTATCTCTAGGACCACCAGTGCCCTTATTTGCCGTTATACTGGATCCAATGCCAACTATATCGTAAGCTTTTATATATACAGTACCACCAGCACCGCCTCCACCTCCACCTCCACTATTATTATCGTAAACCTTAACACCAGTAGCCCCAACTTCACCATTTGATGTAATAATACCATATGAATTTAAAGTCCTAGCATGTATATATATTATACCACCACCATAACCACCTTTAACGCCATACCTACCATTTGGACCAAACCCTGCACTAGATCCACCACCACCAAAATTCATTCTAGAAAGAACTTCATCTCCAAATGCCACAGCCCCATAAGCTATGTACGAAGAAACATCCGCATTTGGCTGGCCATTCATACCATTAGTACCATGACCACCACCAGCACCTCCAGAACCAGGATAAAAAGCAGCACCTCCACCACCTTCCAGTATATAATTACCACTCGTACCTATACTAGTATTAGGCTTACCAGTACTCTCACCAGGATAGCCATACGAAACACTACCACCACCACCTTGTGCACCACCAGCATATCCTTTATATTTCGCGTTAATACTACCATACACTGTTAGTGTATCACTAACAAACATGGATATAATACCAGTATAATAACCAGCCGGTCCACTAGGGGTAGTAGATAATCTATCCCATCTACAAGTAGTAATAGATGCACCACCAGATATTGTAACATTTTCATATTGTGGTATTCTTTGTATCACAACTTTCTGATTAGACCATGTAGTACCATCATAAGACATCGATGGGATACTGTTAACTTGCACAAATGTAGATTGTACATCTACAATAGTTAATACCTCCCAATTTCCAACATCATCGTAATCATCATCTCCACCTTGTAAATTGATCAATAATATTTTATCTCCTATAGATAACCCGTTTGGCTGTCTACCAAGCGTTATAAATATAGAAGATGGATTAGAAGTTACCTTATATGATATACCATCAGCATAGGATCTTGAACCACTAGCATCAGTATTAACATTAAACGTACCAGAAGAAACAACTAAATTACCGTCTCTTCCATCTCCAAAGGATATAGCCATAACACACTCCTATAATTTAATCATCTCCAGTCCATATCGTATCGACATTGTCATAATCTGGAGGTGTATAATCATTACTTTCAAATGTAAATAATATTTCATCACCAGAAGGCGCAGTAAACGGATCAATTGGTGATACTAAAGCGTTGATATCAATAGAGCCTTTAAATAACTCAGCTTCAATTTTAGCATTTATATCAGTGCTTTCCTTAAAATAAGGTACAACCAAAGCAGATAAATGTTTAACCCACGAATACACAGATTTAACATCTATGGAAGCTGTAATATCTATATGATTAGGTAAATTAGCATATATATTAGCAACCAAGTCACTATGCAGAGGATAAGCTGCAAATTCCATTAAGTCTCTAATAGCTTCATCAATAGTACTATAATTCGATAAATTAAATATATATTTACGCCTAACATTGGTTCGCTCAATTAAACTATCATCAGTAGTATTATAACCAGATACCCAAATAGTCCAATTACGAGACCTATCAATTTTATAAACTCTGTTGGTGCCACTAACATAAAAATATTCAAATGGTTTAGTACCAGATTTATCAAATATTATTTCAACAAATCTACGCCATTGATCTTCAAAACGATTAATATTAATAAATACTTCATGGGTCTTCGGTTTTACATACTCAGGCAATTCACTATAATTCCAATCAAACATGGCTGTTAAACTAGCACTTAAATCACTATTATTCAATACACCAGTGATCGATGCCATCAAATCTTTTGCATAATATGTACTATATAAAATATCAAATGTATCCCATGTTATATATTTATCAGTTACACCAAATCTTAAACGTAATCTTGCATATTTATCAATTTCCGGAATATATTTTAGAGTGAACTTATCTTGCACAATATAATCTTCTGAATTTATATAAGCCTTCAAATCACTATAAAAATCTGGAGTACCACCACCATAACCTATAATATTTGCACCTAAATCCAATTTATAAATAGTATACATATAAGCAGGCAAATCTCTATAACCAGACCCAAAACACATAAAATTCACTACAGCGTTCAGATCTTTATGCTCTAGTAATGATATCTGAATAGCTTTCTTCATTAAAATAGTATTTGGTATAATTGATGCAGTAATATCAGATGACTTACCAAACACATTTAGACGTGCTACTAAATCAACATAACGTATAGGACTAATAAAAGCACCTAAATTATTAACACCCCACCCACTTATATAACCACGTAAATCAAATTCTACGCCTAATCCTTTAAAACCTTTAATGTAAGCTAATAAATTTTGTGGTGGTATACTAGTTAAACTAGCTTGAATATCATACGGCCCGTACTGACCATTAAGATAAGCAGATATATTAGTTAAATCAAACCCATGTATAAATGAAGGTAAATCAACTGGCCCAATAGAAGTTAAAGATGCCAATAAATCAAATATAGCACTGCTTTGTATATTTGCTACAAGGTCTCTAAAATATACTGATTTAATATAAGCTGATATATTTACTTCTTGCCAACCATGTAAAATAGCCTGCAAATTTTTATATTTATGATCAAAAATGCGATAAATTTTAGCTGCTAACTCAGCACTCCCATGCCACCAATTACCAACAACCGAAGCTGTAAGATCACGTATCTCAATTACATTTAAAATAGCGGCTAAATTACTTGGTGGATGTGTACCAATATAAGCTGATATGTCCCTTATAGCTAATCCATAAATCGTAGCAGGCATACTTCTAGTATCAAATCCATGTATAAATGCTGATAAATCTGATGGTGGGACACCATAAATATCAGCTATAATATCAGCATAAGCCTGAATAGTGCTTTTTATATAACCATTTAAGTCAAGAAAATTAGAGGTAGCACGAATATAAGCGGAAATATCTACATGAGTAGGCGCTCGCACCAAGGACGCACAAAGATCTCTAATACCACCATAAATAGTTTTATCTTTCAGAATCTGCACACCACTGGTTGTATAACCAACTATATATGTTTGTCTATCTTTAACATAAGTATAAGTAGAAGTACAATATATACCAAATACATTTATTGTTGCCTTCATATCAGCGGTTTGCTGGTGTGATGGCCTAACATTAAACCGAAAAGGCACATTACTAAACTCAGGTGTTGAATAACCTGTAGAGCTAAATTTAAAAGGCACTTTATTTATAGGTGGTTTTTCATATGACATTAAATAACTCCCTATGAAATTACTGGAGATAACCAATCAAATATTTCTGCATTTCTATATTCATCAGTTGGGTGTATAGCAACAGCGTAATGATAACCAGTATACGATGTTGGTATTTCAAACGTACCACTCACACCACTAGACATAGCTGATCCTAATAATTCACCATCACTGCGTTTATATAATCTAACAGGGATACCAGAAGTTCTAACACCATCTACTGCTGTATAACCCGAGCATAAAAACAAATTATCAAAACTATAAGTAGCACTAGTTGCATCATAACCACTAGTTGTCGAATACACATACCAAGTATTTGAACTAGCTGTAGGAGTAAAATAATAATCAGTACTAGTCGCGCGAGATCCACTATCAACACCCGACAATGTATTTCCAATCTTGTTATTAGCACCATCATAAAAAGTAATATCATTTTTATATGAACTAGCAAAATTACCACTAGAAGTCACAATTATTTTTAATAAATGCCTATATCCATATTGAGTAGACCCATCAGCTGGACATGGATCACTAAAAATAAAATCAACAAAATGCGCTTCAGAGAAAGTAATTAAACTATTAAAAACTGAGTAATAATCTGCTTTTATCCATCCAGCTGATCTAGCTGTTGAAGACACCCGAACTTCATCCATCACATCATTATAATAATATGTATAGCTACCACTATGTGATATTTTACCTATCTTCAAATCAGCAGTATTAGTACCAATACTATTAGAATCACTATAGCTATCTTTTTTAATTCCATCTAAAAATAATGACAATTCATTTTCCTGGTCATTAAAAACACCTGTCACATATTGATATATATTGGAAGTACCACTGGCTGAAACACTTTGTTCAACACCACCAAGTGACGCTCTAAAATAAGCAGCCGAATTATAATAATATAAATCCCACGCTGCTGTTGAACCATCATACCATTTACTAACCAAATCTCTAGTATTAGTATCTGTCGTTTTTGAAATTACACTAACAGTAAGACTGCTTACATCCAAGCTGTTGTCATCCGAAACAATAAAATGGTCGTCACTTCCATCAAAACTTATACCATCACCAACAACAGAAGATACCAAATCGTCTGACGTCATACTACCTTGAGCGTCACCATTATTATCATAACTCGTTGAATCTAACAATTTAGCAGAACCACATGACGGATCTTGTGCCATATGCCAAACACCAACAAAATCATCATCCCAAACATTTTGAGCCGCCTCATCACCAGTATCACCAACATACGAAGTATTATCACCATGAGCATTGTCATAATATAAATAAAGTGTTGTATCTGTACCAGATAAAATCGTAGGTACTTTGGTCCAAAGCCACGCCTTATTATTTATACTATCCCAACGTTCTATTTCAGTATAAAGCTGCGTTTCAACACCAGAAACAGTAGTAGTAACAGCGATTTTTTTACGATTATCCCACGAACTTCCGTACGGGCCTGATGGTGTAATAAACTCAGAGGTCCATCTAGCAACTCCATTAGATACACGTATTTCATCCATATATCCGTCCAACAACTCTGAAGATCCTATACCAGTTGAATTCAAATTACCAATATATAATGGGTATGTAATATTATTAATCGAGCTCGAACTAGAAAAAGAATCTTCAAGCATACCATTCATAAATAACTTAAAATCACTGCCATACCTAATTATAGCTACATGAACCCAAGTATTCAAAGGAAAATCCGAACTACTTATAAGATCGTCGTCTGGACCGCCAAATCTAACGTAAAGTTTATGGGTAGATCCAGAAACATAACTAATAATACTTATTCTACTATAATCAAACCATGCTCCACCGTTATACCAACCAAAATAATATACACCGTATTTTTTAATGTATAACCAGTAATCTAAAGTCAAATCATTAGTACCAAAAGTCCAATCACTACTACTAGGCACTGTCATATAATCTCCAGTACCATCAAAATAATAACTACCGTAAAACTTACCCTCGGAAGAATAAAATTGAGGGTTGCCATTACAAGTTATAGTATGGGCTGAGCTAGATAAATCACCATCACAATGCAATAAAAGAACAGTATGTGAATCCGCAATATATGGTTTCGTAGGTGCATCAAATTCAGAAGTCCAACGTGCAATTCCATTAGAAATACGTAATTCACAAATATTACCATTAAAATTATGGGAGGCGCCAGATTGAAAACTGCCTATTTCTAATATTCTAGAACTATTATGCAAAGATGATGACCCAATAGAACACGAACCACGTTCTTCTCCATTGATATATTGTTTAAGCGTATCACCATTTCTAACAACAGCGTAATGAAACCATACATTTGCAGATGGTGTATAATCAGTAGTACAACCAATGGAATCAGAGCCAGTAGTACTGTAAGCAAATTCCATAACATTACTATGATGACTATTAATACCTATATAAAAAGATTCGTCACCATCACCAGAAGTATACCATTGCGCAGCACAGCATTCCCACAAAGATGTTCCTGGCGCGGTTTCAAATTTTACCCAAAAATCTATCGTAAAATCATCAGATCCAAATGCCCAGTCAGAGCTATCTGGAATTGTTAAATAATCACTACCTGTACCAAAATATACACTACCATTAAACACCCCATCACTATATATTTTAGTATTACCATTAGCAGTAATAATATGTTGTGAATCAGAAGCGTCAC